CAACGTGCGTTGGCAAACAACTCAGTTGCCTACAAGACTAAGCCTGAGATGGGTACGTTCATGCGTGAGTGGCTTGCTTTGTATGACAGCAAATCTGGTGAGCGTGGTATGTTCAACCGTGAAGCAGCCGACAAGCAAGTTGCCCGCAACGGTCGCCGTGAGACAGGGCACATGTGGGGAACCAACCCGTGCAGTGAGATCATCTTACGCGGATATCAGTTCTGTAATCTGTCTGAGGTAGTGGTTCGCGAAACCGACTCCCTTCAAGACCTCAAAGATAAGGTACGTTTGGCAACAATCTTGGGAACCCTACAGTCTACCTTGACGGACTTCAAGTACCTTCGTAACATCTGGAAGAAGAACACAGAAGAAGAACGTTTGTTGGGTGTGTCTTTGACAGGTATCATGGATCATCCTGTTCTTTCAAAGAATGTGGATAGCAAGCGTTGGCTAGAAGAGATGCGGGAAACCGCTGTCGAAACAAACCGACGCATCGCAGAAGAGATCGGTATTCCTGTCAGCGCAGCAATTACCTGCGTCAAGCCATCAGGAACTGTCTCGCAGCTTACAGACTCCGCTAGTGGAATCCATGCACGACACAATGATTACTTTATTCGTACTGTTCGTGGCGATAACAAAGACCCGCTAACACAGTTCTTGATTGAATCTGGCGTACACAACGAACGTGACATGATGAAGCCAGACTCTACCACCGTCTTCTCGTTTCCGATGAAATCACCAGATGGTGCGGTAACACGGACACAGATGACAGCTATTGACCAGCTAGAACTGTGGAAGACCTATGCCTTGCATTGGTGTGAGCACAAGCCATCTGTTACCATCACGGTAAAGGAACACGAATGGATGGAAGTCGGTGCGTGGGTTTACGAAAACTTTGACGTAGCTTCTGGAGTATCTTTCTTGCCGCACAGTGACCACACTTACCAACAGGCTCCGTACCAAGATATCGACAGAGACGAATACTTGGAGTGGAAAGCAACGTACGATAACGTTGCCATCGATTGGGATAAGCTGACAGACTTCGAGAAGGAAGACAATACCAGCGGCTCACGCGAGTTAGCTTGTACTGCCGGTGTCTGTGAAGTAGTGGACTTGAACGCAGCATGAGCAAGTTGGTTTGGAAGCGGGGTGATGGTTGGGTTCAATACAACCCACCTCGTAGCCATCCCAGCTATGAAGAATGGCAGAAGCTAAAAGAGAAAGAAGCTAAAGAAGGAGAAGGCAAGTGAATTGCTGGCACTGTACATATGCCTTGACTTGGGGCGGTGACCATGATACAGAGGATGATCCAGATCATTCTATGGTCACCAACCTCAGTTGTTCAAACTGTGGCTCGTTTGTTTTAGTATACTTGCCTAGAGAAGAATATGATACAGATCAAGATAACGCCTGATATTTTATCTCGTGCCAAAAAGAAAGCCGCCTCTGTAGGTAATCTACAGGGCAGCATCACTGGCAGTCTTAGTAATGTCGTTGGGGCAATCGGAGAAATAATCGTCGAGGAATACGTCGGTGGTGAGCCTGTCAACAGCAAGGACTTTGACCTGATTGTAGGAAACCGACGTGTAGACGTAAAGACCAAGCGGTGCAATACCACCCCTTCACCAAACTACGACTGCTCTGTAGCCGCACATGGTTCTAAGCAAGACTGTGACAGCTATGTGTTCGTTCGTATTCTCACAGACCATAGCAAGGCTTGGATTTTGGGGGAGATACCAAAGGAAACGTTCTACAAAAAGGCTACACGATATAGCAGGGGGGATGTCGATCCGACGAACGGATTTACATTTAGAGCCGACTGTTACAACCTAGCAATACAAGAACTAGAGAACGTCAATGGCAAAACAGCACAAAGCTAATCTGTTTCAATTCACAGTATATTTAAAACAAGACGGCAACGTAGAGATAAACATGGATGGTGTCCAGCCGGAGCAGCTAGAAGCTGTAATAAATACAGGGATGCCGGAGTATGATGGTGCACACTCTATAGCATCCCTGCTTCGGTATATTAGGTCGATGGGGAACGAGATGTTGGATAAATCTAGAAACTACATTTGAATCTATTTGTGTACTTTTTGTACCTCAAACCTAGCACGAATTGAAGACCCCTTATGCCGCTTATAGCCGGTTGAGGGGTTTTTCATTAGGCGATAGCTACCGTTCTTCTGCTTCATCCAGTGGTAGCCCTTTGGAGCATTGACGTACTTAGTAGCCACAACTATTTTCTCTTCTTTGCACCAGCGATCTTGTCAGCGTACGTCGCCTTATCGTACGGTGGAGCAAGTTCTGCAAAGGCTTTGCCGCCTTCAGCCATAGGGGTGCGTTGCTGGGCAGTTGGCATAGGTGCGGCTGGCATCATTGGAGATGTCATAGGCATTGTCGTTGCACTCTGCTGCATTGCGTTCTTCTTCTTAGGAGCGGCGGTTCCACCCATCTGCATCTTCTTGGCTTTGCCGCCGTACATCATTGGCTTGCGTGGCATTCCGCCGTACATCATACCTTTGCGTTGTCCGTTGTTATATTGTTTCATAGCTTATGATCCTTATTTAAAAATTGATGGCACAGGAACGAATGATCCACCTTCGGTGATATCTTCTCTGCGTTTGGTTACTTCTGGGAATACAGGTATTTTGACACCGGCACCAACAAGCGCATCTCGTGCTGTTCTAGGTATGCCTGATGTTAAATCTGGATACAAGGTAAACGCTCTGCCGTACTTATCCTTCATTGTAACTGGCTCTGGCTTGCCTATTTCATTTGCAGTTTTAGCGTAGGATGCAACCAACGCATTGTAGAAATATGTTTCCCGATCTGGAGTCAACGGCTTGCCTGTCCGAACCATCTCAAGGAACATCTCACCCAACTCTGGGTCAGACAAAACCGACCTGATCATGTTAAACTTGTTGTTACGGAACTGTTGAAGGACTGCTTCTGTACCGACGTATCGTGCGCTAATCACTCCGCGATTGATTGCGTAGAAGCGACTGATGAACGACTCGACGCTGAATGAGCGTGGTGCACCAGTGATTTCAAATTCACGCATACGGAAGTCAGCAGCACGATCTGCCATTAGCTTAGATGTTGCATCCCAAACCTTGTAACGCTTTTCACCGATGAGTTCTTTTACAACCTTCGCCTTTTCAGCATCGTTGGTGCCAAGCATGTTTTGCATAACGCCCAAGTCGATAACCTGTTCGTCGATTGTTGTTCCTTTTGCATCGGTGATGATGTTCTTGCCTGTTCTTTTAAAGGCAGTATTTTGTAAAGAATCGATGTATACATCAGCAAGGATAGTAGTTACCTGCTCGTCGGTAAAGCCGCCTACGTCTTTCAACTCACGCTTAATCAGGTTTAGTTGATCAACTCCGCCCGAAACCAACCTGTCACCGATCTGATCCATCGATAGTTTTGTTGGGCTGTAGTTCTGTAAGATTTGAATAGCCAGTTCTTTTTGCTTCTTGGCTTTCTTAGCTGGCTCTAAGGTCTTGTCTAGCTGAGTCTGGATATCAGATGTTACACGTGCAACCGTTCTATCGTAAACGTCATCGCCAACAGACTTTCTTGAAAAGCCGATAGTGTCGTCAACCAACGAGCCTACATCTAACATAGACTTAACCTGACCATCTGCACCACGCATGACAAATACCTGATCTAAGTTATTCATCTGACGAGCGAGTTCGTCTGGCTTTACTTTGCCTTTCAAGCTAACGATATAATCAGCTATGGCGGTTTTTACTGTTGCCGCAACCGCTCCGGTCATCTTGTCGCCTTCAATAAAGGTAAACATAGGTAAGCCGCTTTGTGGATCGACGATCTCTTGTCCTAATGTGCGCTGGATGGAATCAAACAAGCTTTTACCGCCGACGTTCGGGTCCATGTTTGCAATGGCTTTGATGTTAAGCCACTCGCGAGGATTCTGTGCGCCGTAGCGAACACCTAAGGGGTTGTTTACAGATACGTCAACAACCGACCTGTTGCCCCACGACATCCAAGATGGAACGACAGCCTTTTCGTTTGTATCGTACCAGCGAGACTTGAACTTTGCCCAGTCGCGATTGGCTTCTTGTAGGGCTGCACCGACAGGCATAACTGTGTCGTTGCCTACGTCGTTCTTCATAAGTATGCCTAATGTATCCACTGGAGTTCGTGTGCCGTCTGCACCGACCAACTCGAACTTATCGAACTTTCCCTGAACAACGTTTTCAATGTTTTCAAAGATAGTAGCACGTTCAGCGTTACCAGACTTACGAGCAGCAAACTGAACATGCCGTAGAGATTTATCTAGTTCACGTAGCTGAGTGAAAGACATCTCGAAAATATCAAGTGTGCTGTCTTGCTGTTGAGCAGCTTCACGGAGATAGCGTATAACTTGTAGCTGATCGTCCTGCTTCCTGTTAAAAGTTTTGCCCTGATCTTCTAAAGTTTTTTTAATATCCTGTACTACTTGCTTGACTGTCTTGTCGGTTCCTTCGGCTAATGCAGTAAAGAATGGGTCAGACAGGGTAATAAAGGTTTGATCCAAGATTGCCGACTGACCTGCTGTCATATCTGCTCCGCGCAGCTTCCCTACGGGCAGATCAGGCCGCTCTGCAA